GAGATATATCCAAAGGACGATTTACTTTGGAATGCAGCTGTGACTGCTGGTAATAAGTTAGTGTCATTAGGAACGACATGGTCAAATTTTAAAAGTTTTGAAGACCTCAATGATAATGAAACGAAGGTTGTCTACAATTACTTAGACAAGTATGGATTAGAACACCCTTCAATACCAATTGAGGATTTAGTTTAGGGTCGTAAGACTCGGGGAAGGGATAATGGTTCAAGTATCACAAAATCCACAAGCATTAATATTAGATTTGATGTGTGCGAACCACCCCTCCCTTTTTATTCGGTCTGTTAGTATATCGGTGAGTATGTCGCCCTGTCACGGCGAAGAGAGGGGTTCGATTCCCCTACAGACCGCCAATTTTTAGGAGATAGTATGGAAACAATATTTTTTATATTCTTAGGATTCATGATGGTGTTTATGGTATACGTAGGACTCCATATGAACAAACCAATGTTTTGGGAAGACGGAGGTTTTATAGATAAATTAAGGGAAAAATTAGGTCTATAAGACTTGACAATGACCCTCACTTTTTGTTATTATATACATGATGAGAAATAAAACAAAAGGAGAAATTATGAAATTGTCTGAATTAGTAAACGAAGTTAACAACGAACAAGAGTTATTACAACTATGTGATAAACTTTGTGAAGACTTGTTAAAGGAACACTTAAAACAATATCCAACACTTACTGAGTATTCATATGAATATGAAACTCGTGGACGTAAGTATATCAAAGTCATAATGAACAGTGGAAACCAACGTTCTGTTTGGGGTTTCATTAATAAAAAAGAATTCAAAAAAGGGTTGACTGGAATTACCTTTAGAAGTGGTGACGTGTTAAAAGCTGCTGGGTGGGGAACACCTGCGTTGAACGCACCAAGAGGTAATCTCTTCGATGGTTATGAAATCTTCGGAATGAGAAAATACGGCCCTGATTATTTAAAATAGGAGAACGATATGATAATTAAAGACTACGAAGTGTTATCCCCCGATATGTGTTCGGGTGGAACGTCCCTACAGGGATATAAACGAACAACCTACGATAGGTTGGTTGAAGTGTTGGGTAAACCAACATTTACTTCTGCAGACCCATATGACAAAGTAAATTGTGAGTGGGTTATTGATGCACAATATTATGATGCAAATAATGTTGACGAAATTGATTATGACGACTGGGAATATGAAACAGTCACAATCTACAACTGGAAGGACGGAAGAGTTCCTTTAGAAGAGTATGATTGGCATGTTGGTGGTAAATCAATATGGGCAACTGATGTGGTTGACATGATACTTGACAACTACAATCAGAACGGAGTTAATCACAACGGAGATAGATATGCAGCCTAGTAAATGGGGAAAAGCTATTGACGAAGAAGTCAAGTATAAAGGTTCACTAGTATTTAAATCATTCCTCGCAGGAATGGGTTTTGGTGCCTTACTTATGTTCATTCTGTTGATACCACAAAAGGTTCAAGCATTTGACGAGAATGGTGATGCAGTTTGTTTAGCAAAAAACATTTATTTCGAAGCAGGTAATCAACCACTTGCTGGAAAAGTTGCAGTTGCACAAGTTGTAATCAATCGTATGGAACATGCCTCATACCCTAAAGATATTTGTGGTGTAGTGTATCAGGCAAAATGGAGAACTAACTGGAAGGGAGAAGACGTTCCTATCAGACACCAGTGTCAGTTTAGTTGGTTTTGTGACGGAAAGTCAGACGAACCTCTAGACACTGATACGTTCTTTGAATCATATCAAATTGCACAAGACGTAATCATGGGTAAGTATCCCGACATTACAGAAGGTGCAACACATTATCATTCAATTATGGTTGACCCATATTGGAATGATTCATTGAATGAAACAGTTCAAATAACAGACCACATTTTTTATAGGTAATTATGTTAGAGATTATAGGATTATTCACGTGTATCTATCTTGCATTTAGAGTGTTTCCAGCTGTTATAAAGTTTGGAGTCAAACTTGCAGTTGCAATATTGTTAATCATATTTGCAATTATGGTATACACATATTTCTTTCCACCAGTGATACAGATTTTAATTGCATGATAGAAATTGCACAATTACAAGACGGACAATTAGTCTATGGTCTTTATGAAGAGATTGAGAAATATGCAGATAAGGAAGACACTTGTGTTGAACATTACTTTGACCATGTTGCACCTTTCGTTGTTCAAAAGAATTTTAAATATGTTGGTAGTTCTATGAGTGACCCATACTCAGTATCAGTCCCATGGAATTATGAAAAAGGAGTTGCAGATGTCACTGAAAAATGGTAAAACCGAATCATGTGTAGTGTGCAAGTGTGACACTAAAGTCCCAGTTGACACTCACGTTGAGAAAAGAAATAATTATGTTTATGGGGTAGGACAAACATGTTCTTCATGTTATAATAAGTTATACCATATTGAGGAGAAAGAAGAATGTATGATAATGTAGAACCATTTAGAAAGTATCTAACAAACACTGAGTATCTTAACAATGGTGTTCGTCATGTTTATACTTTTGAGAATGGATATGGTGCAAGTGTAATCAAACACGATTACAGTTATGGTGGTCGTAATGGTTTATGGGAATTAGCAGTTCTCGAAGGAGAAGAATTGTGTTATACTAGTGGTATAACTGATGACGTTATTGGACACTTAACGTGGACAAACGTAGAAAATATCTTGGGGGAGATTAAATTATTATGAACTTATTTTATTTGAGTAAAGACCCGACAGAGTGTGCAACACTTCATTGTGACAAACACGTAGTCAAAATGATTATTGAGTATGCACAACTTATGTCTACTGCACACCGAATGTTAGATGGTGACCCTTATGTATCTCAGACACTTGGTGGTCGTAGAATCCAAAGGTGGAAACACCCTAACGAAACAATGGAAGAAACACTTTACAAAGCTTGTCATATCAATCACCCGACTGCAATATGGACAAGACAAAGTGTAGAAAATTATCAACACTTACTTGCACTATGGAGGCAGTTATGTTTCGAATACACTTTCCGTTATGGTAAAGTTCATGAAACATACAGAAAACTATGTGTAGTATTATCAGACGTTCCAAAGAACATACCTAAGACTAAGTTCACCGAACCACCTCAGTGTATGCCTGAAGACGTGAAGTCTGAAAGTGTTATAGATGCATACCATAAATACTATGCAGTCTACAAGAAAAGTTTTGCAAAATGGACTGGTAGACCCATTCCGAGTTTTATGTCATGAGAGTATTAGTTGAAAATTATGGTGATATCAGAATCTTTTATGAAAGACCTTATGGTTATAGAAGATATATTATTGAATGGGACAATGGAACAACCTCTATGCTCAGTGGTCTATGGTATAAAGAACAACAAGTCAAAGACATGGTTGAGAAAGTGATTCAAGACAGAGATATATAATGCCGACTTATACCTTTGAAAATAAAGAAACTGGTTGTATAGAAGAACGTATCATGTCCTATACAAAGTTAGACCAATTCAAAGAAGACAACCCACACCTCAAACAAGTTATCCTTCATGCACCCGATACAGTTGGTGGACATGGAGATAGAGTCAAACCCGATAGTGGATTCCAAGAAGTAATGTCTAAGATTGCTTCTAACAATATCGACACACCATTAGGAGAAAGGTATCACCGAAAGTCTACTAAAGAAGTAAAGACTAGAGATACTATTCAAAAACACATTGACATACAGTCAAGAAAGAAGTAAAATAAATTATGACACAACTAAAACTACAAACTATGGATATCACTGATTTAGAGAATATCAAACTTAACACAATACAAGAAGACGGAAAAAGATTTTACGTTGACGACACTGGTGCAAAATATCCAAGTGTCACAACTGTCACCTCTCTACTATCACGTGACCATATCAAGTTGTGGAGAAAACGTGTAGGTGAAGAAACTGCAAATAAGATATCTTCACAAGCTGCAAAACGAGGAACCAGTTTCCACCAAAACATAGAAGACTATCTCAGAAAAGATAAAGAGTTTATAGAGTTTGATAATGTCCTTCAAGAAGGAATGTTCAAAGCAGTTCAACCAGTGTTAGACGAAATCGTCCCACTTGCTTTAGAAGCACCATTGTGGAGTCCTAATCTAAAAATGGCTGGTCGTGTAGATTGTATTGGTATGTTAGACGGAGTGTTATCTGTAATAGATTTCAAGTCTAGTGGAAAATACAAAGAAGAGTATATGACTAAACCATGGATGATACAAATGACTGCATATGCATTAATGGTTGAAGAATTAACTGGTCAAGCAATCGAAGAGATTGTTGCACTAGTAGGTGTGGAAGGACACAATGCCTTTCAGATTTTTTATGGGAATCCACTGGACTACATTGACGAGTTAGTGGATTTAAGAAAACGTTATAGTAATTTATACGGAGTATAGAATGGCAGATTTTTATGATGAAGAAAAGTTTACTCTAAAACAAGATTGGAACTGGAGTAAGATTATTAATAAGAGTGATGAATACATTCATGACCAAGCATACGATAATGCATACAACAATATGTTAGAGTATCTTGGAATTGACAGTGAAGAAGACCTAACTAGGGAACTCTTACAAGAGTGTGAAACATTAATTGATTACTTAGAAGCACCTTATGATAAAGGTGGTCAAGGTATGGATATGAATGGACATAGTCCAACATACTATGCATATTATAGAGTAATGCAAGATTGGATAGAGAATTTTGACTATGATAACTAGAAAAGAATTTTCAGAACAAGTTGAAAAACTATTAGTCAAAGGACGTGGTGCAGATGTTATGTCTGCAATAGTAAAGGTTTGTGAGTTAAACAATATCGAACCCGAAAGTGCAAAGAGATTGTTAACACAACCTCTCAAAGATAAACTGGAAGCAGAAGCAGCTGGTTTAAATTTAATTAACCGAGGGAATAATTCCAAAGGAAGTATAACCTCATTCTTTTCAGAATAGGAGTTATTATGAAGAAAGGTGATATCGTAGCAGTTGTTGCTACCAGTGGTGAATATGTTGGTGAGTTAGTTTCGACTAAACCAGTGACACTAGGAAACCCAAAAATGATTGTCAATACACCCGAAGGAGGAATGGGTTTCTCTAAAGGTGTTGCAGTGACAGGTGAAGTGAACCCAACAGAAATGATATTTGGTTCATATGTTTTTATTTCGAAGTGTAATTCTGAAGTTGCAGAAGCACATAAAACTGCAGTAAGTGGTATTGCAGTTCCACCCGAAAAAAAGATTGTCACTTAAATGACAAGTAGAGAAGGATATGATGCATATACACTTTACCTTGGAATAAAGTTGCATTTCCATTCTAAGGATTATGACTTTATAAAATACAATGGTAAAGTGAAAAGTGATATCAATTCTTTTCTAAAACGTAAGGACAAATACCACTTTGGTAAATTGTTCAAAACCCACAAACAAGAATTGCAAGATTTTTATATTGCAAACTTGTCTTTAAAAGATTTATGGGCAGGTGACTTACTTGATAATGAGTGTGTCAAAGTCTATAAAGATTGGAAGAATAGGAATCAGAAACTA